GATACATTAACTATATCTGATGTTTATCAGGTTATAGGCTTGTATAATATTCCCATAGTTGAAGAGTTCAGCGATAGAATAATGATAAGTAATATAATAATGTAATTATGAAAGACATGGAAAGACAAAAGATTAAAGAGATCTTAGATGACGCTGAGGATCATGTAAACCATATAAGACATAGAATGGTAACTGAGAATAACTATGACAATAGGTGGAATGTAAATAGTCTGGCTACGTTATTATCAGAACTAAAGATAAAATTAACTGATAAGCCACAGTGGACAATGATAGAGAAATTATGACAATAGAAATACAAAGAAACGAAACGAGTCAACCAATCGTATATGACAAGGTTGAGAACGCTTATACTAAGGGCCCGATGTACTGCATCATGTTCCTTAAGGATGGCGAAAGGATGACACATAAATATCCATTAGTATCACTATTTAGAGTGATAGAGGATTATAACAAAAGCAAAAGATGATAGTAGATAAAGAAACAGCACTTGACAAGTGGAAAGCAAACGAAAGGAAAACAATTATGAGAGACAAGAAAGAAGATACAGAATGCGTAAGACCTATGACTTCAGCTGAACTAGCTGAGATAAACAGAAAGCATGGGCAGTTACAATCACCTAATATAGAATTTAGTATTCTAGAAGACTCTACTAAAGTGAATGTAGATGTAGAAGCTGCACGAAGACTACAAAGAGCAAGAGAGACATATAATACTCCATTAGGGATGAGACAGAAATTAGATCTTACTAACATAGAGGAATCTATTCTTAAAATGTTAATGGATCATGAAGACCTATTAAGAAGAAGAGATGCTGAGAACTTCAGATTCTTATTACCTAACCCAGCTGATATAAATCGTATCAACGAGAATGGTACCTTAGAATATAAGAGAGGATGGAAAGCAGGAGCACAATATTTAATTAACCTAAACAAAGGACTAAGATGAGAACCCCACAGAAAGGAGATATATACCAATACATTGGTAAGAAAGGAGAATGCAAAGGACTATATAGTATAGAGTATACTAGCCATTTCGATTGGGAATGGACTATAAGATTTAAGTCTCTAACTAGAGATCAAGAATGCATCTGGACGGATGTTAAGACATTATTTGATAACTTTAAATTTGTAAGATAATGACAGCAAGTAAACTAAAAATATACGTAGATAAAACTAAAAAGTATATACCTGTATCTAAAGAAGAGATAGTTAAAGGAACTAAATTTCTACATGGGGGTTTAACCTATGAAATAATTTGGGTTAAAGGTGTTGATGTTTGGATGGAAGCTACGAGTGGGATGAGACAACGTTCTACTATAGTATCGGTGGAAGACTTAACTAAATCAGGTACATCTTATATAATACAACGAGATGGCGATACATAAGATAGAATGCCCAGATGGTACAGTCATATGGACTGGAGACAGAGGGTTCGAACAATATGAGAAAGCTCTAGCAGAGGCGATTGCAGACGGTACAGAATGGATAGCCAGTGGAGGAGATATCATATATGATGACTATCACTCAATAGATGAGGACATGGAAGGACTAATAGAGAGTATGGTAAATGATATGAAACAAGTAAGAAAAGAAATGAAAAATGGGAAAAATAAGTAAAGAAAAATTAGAAGAATTAGAAGGTAAGTTAGTATACCTAAAACAAATGATGATGAAAGCTGATCTTAGATATAATGCATTAGCTAGACGAATCAAGAACTATAGAGATTATGTTTAATTTTGATGAAGAAATAGAAAAATATGATGACGCTAATAACCAAGGTAAGTGTAAGCTTTGCAGAGGTACAGGTAAATATTTTATTCATAATAGAAACATTTATTATACCTGTTATGGGTGTGATGCACATGATAAATTAAACCCAGATGGGGAAGAAGATAAAAAAGAAAAAAGTTAAACAAGCAAATAACGGACTATTCCATTTATACTGGGATTAAAAAATAACTAAAATATGATATTTACGACTATACATAATATATCTAGAACAAAATTAGTAGATGTATACGATGAAGAAGGTGTATTGGTAGGGCAACAGGAAAAAGAAATAACAGTTAAGAAAAACCTTAAGACCCCTATCTATTTAGAACTAGATGACATTAGAATGATAATGCCCTACTTCTCTAATGCAGGAAGACTATATAAGAACAGAACGTTGGTTAAGACGCGAGATGAATCTTATGTACTGTATCACACCTTTAAATATTTATCAGATTTAAAAAATGCTAAACATAAAGAAATAGAAGGATTCACATGAGAATAAGAATAGACACAGATTTAAAAACCATAACAGTAGAGAAAACTACAAACTTTGGTACGTTCATGAAAAAGATCGAGGCAATGCTTCCTAATGGTGAGTGGAAAGAATATAAACTAGAGGTGGAGTATATGAGTAATTGGAACCCTATATATGTAGATAGTTGGAGGTGGATGGAACCACAGCCAAACAATCCTTGGCAACCGTGGACTGGTACGAGTACAGATGTAGACTGTTCACATACATTAACAGGAACAACGAAGTACTACTCCTCGAAGAGCAAATATGATATGGAAATATGAAAAAGGAAAAAGAAAGAGGAGTGGGCGCAAGAGGTACGTCTAATGACTTAAAATATGAAACCAAAATAGGTGTATGCATAAGTGGCCCACCTATTAAGCTAATGAGTATAAAGGCTGAAGGTGAAGTAAATAAGTTGAGTTATGGCTACGATTGGGAAGGTATTTGCCTTCAATGTGGTAAGAAATACAACGATCATTAATAATTTCGTATATAGGTAAGTAGAAACAAGTTATGACAATAGACATTAAAGCAAAAGATAAGTTATCTCTTTATAAGAATTACATCGCCTTCCTTCACCCAGTTATGAAAGTAACACCACAGGAGATGGAAGTGCTAGCTGTATTGATGTTGAAGTACAATGAGATAGGAGAAGAGGTTAAGAACAAGCAGTTCATTAACAAACTTCTGTTTAACTCAGATACGCGCAACGACATAACAGACCTCATCGACATTAGTAAAATCAGATATGATCAGATCTTACTGAAGTTCAGGGGAGTAGGAATTGTTAAAGGAACAGGATCGGCAAGGGTTCTATCCGATAAGATAATCCCAACAGTAAAGGATGGAAAGATAACGGTAAACGTTGTCATCCATGAAAAGTAAAGAAGCTAAAGAGATATTAAGGGAGATAGCCAAGGAGCTAGACCTTCCTTATAGCTCTGTTGAGGATGCAGTAAGATCTGTGTACTTAACAATGAAAGAGACTGTAGCTGACGTTGAGACAAGAAACGTACGCACAGATGACCAATATGACAAATTAAAGAAAAAAATAAGCATGAAATACTTGGGGTCACTGAAGATCACGGGAAGATATCATGTACTAAGAAAGAATAAGCAAAAAGACAATTATGGAAGTACTTAAATATAGACCGCTGTTTGATACAATATTGACAACAGCAGATAGAAAAGTTTTATCGAGCACGGGTATTGTGTTGGCAACTACATCGGGAGAGAGACAATTAAAGTCTACTCAAACGATATTAAGAGTTGGCCCTAACGCATCTGAATACCTGAAACCTGGTGATGTAGTAGAGATCGACATGGGAACATTCCCAAAGAAAATGATCAAGAAAGCATCGCAAGACGTTGGCCCAGATATCTACGAGGTTATACCACCTTTACATATCGCATTAGACGGTATGGAGTTTATGAAAATGAATCCACGAAACTTATTATTTATAATCGAGAAGTAATGGAACTATTTGTATACGAAAATTACACAGTTGATATAGATCCTAAAGCATTGTTTATAACAGCCTTTAGGGATATATGGGAAAAGTATAAGAATAAAGAGGACGCCTTAGCGGAGTTCTCTTATATTTGGTTTGTGGGTTCGTATACATCGGATTTTGCAGATATTATAGATGGAGAGCTTAGAAGAAAAGAAGTCCTCCATGAAGTATTTGCTAAGAACAAATCCAAACTCAAGATTGATGACAAGACAGAATTAGCAATTGAGAAGTTGGAGAAGCTGCAAAGCACTCCAGCTCTCAATTTTTTACGTACCGCACATGAAGGTATTGAGAAATTAAGAGATTTTATAAGTGCAGCAGACATTGAAGGGCGAGATGGTAGAGAAGCCTCAGCCTTAATGAAGATTATTACAGATGCTCCTGGTATGGTAAAGAGTTTAAGAGAACTTGAACTACAGATCAAAGCAGAAGCAGCTGACTCAGGAAGAGTAAAAGGTAAGAAGAAAAAAGGTATGATGGAAGACTAATGATAGTAAACAGAGTAAATACCGATCCAGAGTCGTACAAAGACTCGATGAAGAAGGAGCCTTACGCGGTCTTACATGAAGCTATTCAGAATATACCTATGGTAGCTCATATGACAGATCCAAAACGTAAGAGAGCTTGTGATTTACCACGAGACAAAAAGGGTAGAGTCATACCTGAGATTCCTAATTTCCATATATTAGAAGATATGGATTACTTTCGGGAGAGAGCTATATACTTTGAGAAGCATGACATGTATACTGACTTGTTTCCTAACTTTAACAAGAACTCAGAATATTACAAGTTCTGGGAAGAAGAAGGTCGCAGATGCGTAGAAGGCCATGTAAGACCCTCAGATGGGGAATGGATTACAGGGTATCATTATTTCTATTTGAACTACGCTCCGATCATGAAAACTGTCGTACAAGGGGAAGCTTCTGATGCTGGAACCTTTAGAGCAGAAAGAGAATACTTATTACCTGATTTTTGGGATGGAGATTATTTGTTCTTTCACTATTGTGAGAGAGCGTGGAATGCAACAGAATACGGAACGTTCTTAAAAGCAAGGGGTAAAGGTGCATCGTTTAAAGCTGGAATAATGCTTATACGAAACATGGTGTTCTTTAAAAAATCCCAATCATATGCTATGGCCTCGGATACAGAATATCTTGAGACAGATGGTATATTAAATAAAGCATGGGATACCTTAGATTGGATCAATAGTAAGACCGCTTGGGGAAAGATCATAGGTAAAGATACTATGATGCACAAGAAGTTTTCATATAAAGATATGGAGACTGGTACAGAAAAAGGTTACAAGTCTGAGGTTATAGGAGTAACATTGAAGAACAACCCTAACAAGGCAAGGGGTAAGAGGGGTAAACTAATCCTATGGGAGGAAGCAGGTTCATTCCCTAACCTATTAAAGTCTTGGAAGATTGCACAGAAATCATTAGAGGATGGTAACAGAGTCTTTGGTTTTATGTTAGCATTTGGAACGGGTGGTGATAGTGACTCAAACTTTATGTCACTAGAAGAACTATTTTATAGCCCTGAAGGTTATCGAGTTCACTCTATGCCTAACATGTTTGACATGAATTCTGTCAAATCAGTGTGTGCATTGTTCATGCCTGATTATTTAAATCGTGCAGATTGTTACGATGAGAATGGTAACTCCGACGTAATCAAGGCATTAGCCGAGGTTGCAGTTAAAAGACATATAATTAAATACGGTTCATCTGACCCGAATGCGGTAACGATAGCTAAGGCGGAAGAGCCTTGGACACCACAAGAAGCAACAGCTCGTGTAACTCACACTGTTTTTCCAATTGGTGAAATTAAGGAAGCGCTCGCAATCATAGAGCCCAACAGGGAAAGCTTCGTTGCATCTCACTACGTTGGAGAACTCGTATATACAGATGTAGATAAGGTGACTTGGAGAATGGACAATAGTTTGAATTGTCTCCGAAATTATCCTATCAAAGATACTGACGTTTCAGGTACCATAGAAATATTTGAAATGCCTAAAGCAGCGGAGGGTATGAAACCCACAGCAGGGAGGTACATCATTGGGTGTGACCCCGTTGACGCCGACACAGGAGTATCAATGTTCAACTTCTTTGTCTTTGATTTATTCACTGACAATATAGTTGCAGAATTTACTGGCAGAAGACCTACCGCGAATCAGAACTTCGAGGTATTGATCAAAGCTGCTATATTCTATAATGCAAAGATCAATTATGAAAACAACCTTAAAGGACTGTTTGCATACTTTGATAATAAGAATTTATTGTTTTTACTAATGGATACCCCTCAGATACTGAAGGATAACGAGATGGTAAAACAAATAGGTTATGGTAACAAAGCCAAGGGAACTCCCGCTACTAAAGGGATTAACCTATGGGCGCGTAAGATGTTAGCAGATTGGATGCTTTCATTACACCAAGTAACCGAAGAGAAACAACTAAGAAACGTTCAGAGATGTCGTAGTATAGGGTTGTTGAAAGAAGCATTATACTGGAATATAGATGGTAACTTCGATAGAGTATCTGGAATGGGCATGGTGATGGTCGCCAGAGAAGAGTTATTTAAATACACACAAAACCATAAGGACGGGCCTGTGGAAGAGGAACAAGATGATTTCCTCGAACAGAATTACTATGGACAGTACACTAATTTAATAAATTTCGATAATGAGTAAAGATATAAAATTACCACAACAACGATTACCTAAAACTAGAAAAGGTAAAGCTTGGCGTAAACGCGTTATAGATTCTGTCGATTCTAACTGGGGACGTTATAATAACATCACAGTAAGAGACGGTTATCTAAACAAAAAGATTAATCAAAATCTATACGAAGGCAAAACAAATAAGAGTGATATGGGATTATATCTTAATCCTTTTGGTATTGTAGGTTTAAATGTAAACAATGACGTTGGTCATCACAATATTATAGTGCCTAAGATTGATTTATTAGTTGGAGAGGAAGCCAATAGAGATTTTGATTATACAGTAATAGTTACTAATCCAGATGCGGTTAGTGATAAACAAAATGCAAAAAGAAATTATATATCAGATGAGATTACTAAGATAGTAATGGATGACGATATAGAAGAAAGTGAAGTTCAAAAGAGAATAGAGTCTTTAGAAAAGTATGCTAAATATTCGTTTAAGGATGTTAAAGAGCTAACTGCCAATAGGTTACTAAGACATTATTCATTAGAACAAAACTTTACAAGAATATTTACAGAAGGATTTAAAGATGCTCTCATTATGGGAGAAGAGATTTATGAGTGTGGAGTCTTAGATTCCGAACCATATATTAAGAAAGTAAATCCTCATAAACTATATACCGTGCGTGACAACACATCTTCTCGAATAGAAGATTCAGATATTATAATTATCGAAGATTATTGGAGTCCTGGGAAAGTGTTGGATGTATTCTACAAAGAACTCAAGCCTAAAGACATAGACCATATTTCCACAGCGAAAGACTGGTCTGGGGAAGATGGTAGATACGATCCAACCATCCAGCCAATAATTTTAGCTGGTAATAGTGTGGACATGGATTCATCAAATTTGACAAATGACATTATTAGTTTAGCCGAACAAAATGGTTATAACGAAAATAATGGAAGTGCTTATATTGATGACAACGGTAACATACGGGTTTTAAAGGTGTTATGGAGATCTCAGAAACTCATCAAAAAAGTTAAATACTATGATGACAACGGGACTGTACAATACAAGATACGTAGTGAAGAATATGAGATCGATGAGACTCTCGGAGAAGAAGCTACAAACCTGTGGGTGAATGAATGGTGGGAAGGAACAAAAATAGCCTATGACATTTATGTAGAAATGCAACCAAGAAAGATCCAATACAATAGGATGGATTCACCATCATTAGGCCACCCTGGAATAGTAGGAGAAATTTATAATACAAATGAAGGACGTGCCATTTCCATGGTAGAGCGTATGAAGGGATATCAGTATCTCTATGACGCTGTATGGGATAGACTTACAAAAGCATTAGCTAAGAACTTAGGTAAAGTTATGGAAGTTGATATGGCTAAGATACCTAAAAACTGGGATGTAGGGAAGTGGTTATATTATGCTACAACCATGGGTATAGGATTAGTTGATTCATTTAAAGAAGGAAACAAAGGTGCCTCTACTGGAAAATTAGCAGGTAACTATAACACAACTGGTAAAGTATTAGACTTAGAAACTGGTTCGTATATACAACAACACATCGAATTGTTAGCTTATATTAAGATGGAGATGTCTGAACTTGCTGGTATTACCAAGCAACGTGAAGGTCAAATATCTAATAGAGAGACAGTTGGGGGTGTAGAACGATCAGTTATGCAGTCTGCTCACATCACCGAATGGTGGTTCTTAAAACATGAAGACGTTAAACGAAGAGCGTTAGGTGTATTTTTAGAAACAGCTAAGCAAGCATTAAAAGGTACAACTAAGAAAGTACAATATATATTGGACGATCTAAGTATCGAAATGTTAAATATAGATGGTGAAGAATTTTCTGATGCTGATTATGGTGTATTAGTTACATCTGATAAACATACTAAAATGTTTAGACAAAGTATGATCGAGAATGCCCAAGCAGCATTACAGAACCAATTAATTAAATACAGTGACTTATTTACTATATACTCTAGTGCATCTCTTGTTGAAATGAGAAAAACTATAGAAGACAGTGAATCAAAAGCTGAACAAGAAAGAGCTGTACAAGCTGAACAAAACGCTCAGCAAATGCAACAACAAGCTCAACAAGCTCAAGCAGTACTGCAACAAGCAGCAGATATGGAAGCAGCGAAGTTGGAGATTGAACAAAATAAATTATTACTGGCTAAGTATAAAATCGATATTGAGAATGGTGTAAACGCAGATAAAGCTATAATAGATATGGAAGTATCTATGGCAGACTTAGAAGCTAAGATAGCAGCAGCTCAAGATGAGGTGGCTTTAAAAGAGAAGCAACACACTGAGACAGTAAGACATAACAAAAAGACAGAAATTATAGATAATAAGAAGGCTTCACAAAAGCCAACACAAACAAAGACAAGCAAGTAAAAACAATAAATTATGGCAGAAGAAATAGATTTTAGTATGTTCAATCCAGAAGATTTGAGTGACATTACACCAGATCCAATTGAGCCTACCCCACCAGTTGATCCAAATGATCCTGGTACACCAGACCCAAATCACCCACCAGCAGATCCGCCAGATCCAACAGATCCGCCTGCAGACCCCGCTGATCCTAGTGATCCACCTGATTTTGATGGTGATGATGGAGGGCAAGACATAAAAATCGTATATAGTAATATAGCAAAGCTACTTAAAGAACGTGAATTATTTACAGATGATGAACTTGATCTGGAAACAATTACTGATTCTGATAAGTTAGTTGAAGCTTTAAAAGGAGAGATTAAGAAAAATGAATTTGCTGATCTATCCGTAACCCAAAAGAAATATTTAGAAGCAGTTAGAGAAGGTGTCCCTGATGATATATTCATGGAACATCAGCAAGCAGAAGCTGGATTCAGTGCTATTACTGAAGACATGCTATCTAAAGATGCAGAGCTGCGAGAGAATATTATAATGTCAGATCTCTTATCTAAAGGAGTTAGTAAGCCAAGAGCTACTGCTCTATATAAGAGTTTAGAGGCATCGGGAGAGGATGTGGCAGAAGCATTAGAATCATTAACCAATATTAAAGCTGCTGAGGCAGATGAGTATCAAGCGAAGCTAGATGCTATTAAAGCTCAGAAGCAAACAGAGGAAGATGATAATAAATCTCGTTTCGATAGACTAAAGAATAGTGTATACGATACAAAAGAAATTATAAAAAACTACAAGATTACAGACACTTTGCGTGATAAGGTTTATGCTACCATGACGAAAGCTGTATCTACTAGTAAGGACGGTCAACCTGTGAATAAGTTTACAAGCGAACGTGAAAAAGACCCAGTGGGTTTCGACACCAAGTTATACTATCTATTTGAAATGACAAAAGGCTTTAAAGATTTCAGTATTTTTGAGAAAAAAGCGCAGTCAAAGGCCGCTAGAGAATTAGAGAGAGTTGTAAGCAGAACTAATATTCTGAACACTGGCTCCGCGTCAAATATCAGTGACCCAGGAGATCTAGACATACCCTCTATTGTAGAATTATCTGATGATTAAATAAAAAAAACAATAAATTATGAGTGTTAAACAATCAAAATTTCAAGTAACTGGTGGAAAGCAGTGGGCAGGAATGACCACAAAGTTTCACATTGCTAAAGTTTTCGGTGCACAGCCTCAATTGTTGT